TACCTATACTTACTTCTTTCTTTTATAAGTAGGTGGTACCTATAGGTATAGGAGATAAAGCCTACTGCCACAAGGGTTTAGCTAAGTGACACCGGGTGACACCGGAATTTAAGAATGCCGTTATATCAACGTTCCTAGGTTGACACCGTTGACACGTTGATAACCGCGTTTTATTACTCCGTCTATTTTTTTACGTTTATAGATCCAATTTTCTTTGTTATCCATGTAATACTTGATCTTTTTTGCTAAACGATCATTTTTCAATAAATCAAATTCGCCCATATTCCTAGCAATATCTTGAGTAGTAATAAAATTAGACTTGCTTCTTTCAAGCGCTTCGTCTAATTGTTCTTCGGTTTCGTCTATATACATAACGGTTTTGCGTAATCTTTCTAATTCTTCTTCCAAATCAGAATCAAGTTTAAATTCATATAAGCCTTCAGTATATTTTTGATAATTGTCCATCGCTTGTCCCCAAGTTTGCTTAATGTATTCTGTTGTATCTACTGTTATTTCAGAAGGATGGAACTTAGCTTGATCAGCATGAGTGTGTAATGGGATAAAACGCCGATCACCAGTTTTATCTTTTAAATACGTTTTTTCGTTTGTTGTTCGTGCAATAACGAAATGTTTAGGATAAACATTAACTGTTCTGCCGTAAGGCGGTCTAAATTCCAAATCGGTCATTGTGACAAAAGATTTTAATTCTTCGAAGCTTGCTTTTTTAGTCGCCTTCATCTCGTCATCGTTTAGAATTAAGCTTTTAATCATCATCGAATAGTAATCTTTACTAATAAAATCCATAACTTTATCAGTTGTATAACCGAATCCAAGCCGTTTAAGAAATGTAGTTTTGCCAACACCTTGGTCACCGATAAAATCAAGAACATAATCAAATTGGAACTCGTCTTCAAATGTTTTTGCTATAGCTGCCGTCATCCACATTTTTGTTATTTCAGTGACTAATTTAGATTTATCAACACCAAGAAAATCATGAAATAAAGTTGAGAAGCGATCATGATGATCCCAAAGTCTATAAGCTTCATTAAAATAATTTTCAACCGGATTGAACTTGTTTCGGTGTGCGACATTGCTAATGGCCGTAAAGATCAAATCTGAAGCGAACAACACACCATAATGACTATCGAAATAGCTTCTTAATTGATTTAGAAAGTCATCGTCCAGTTTTCCAATATAAAAGGTGTAACTATCCAATCGAATTAAGGCTGTGTTTTGAATATCCTGGGTGAAATCATTGAATTTAATTGAATCTTTGAAATCATGTTCTAACAGCTTTTCGATATTAACCAACGAACTAGCCTTAATTCTTCCGTCCTTATACATGACCAAACCAGGAATCGGAGACGGCGTAACATCTTTTTTAGTAGCTAAGAACTCTTTAAATTGCTCGTTAAGTTGTTCCGGTGTCATTTCTTCTCCTCATTTCTTTTTTTAGCATCGATGTATAGGTTTTATTAAATTCGCTTTCTTCTAAGGGCTGCGGCGAGTTCTGGTTAGTCAATCGGCAAAGTTGTAAAACTGCATCGGGATCAACTCCTCGAAACAACAAACCACCGATCAATTCTGTTAGGTTGTTGTTTCTCATACCCGAACCACCGAGACCAAAAGCAATTCTTTCGAATAATTCGGCCGTTTTGCTTTTTTCGGTAATGTGATACTTGTTTCTTACCGATTCTGGAATATCGTACTGGCTGTTAACCGGCTTGATAGCTTTCAATAATTCTTTAGAAGCTTCTACGATTTTATGGTGGTTAACGAATTGATAACCGTCTGACGGCGCAATCACAACATAATTGTTGATGTGCGCTTTAACATCAACGCCCTTTAGCCAACCGATATTCTGTTCGACTTCTATGCCTTTAGGTTTCATATAAAACATCTGTGCACCACCATGAGCAGTTTTCTGGGTCAAGGTAGTTGAGAAATATTCATTATGATTAAACTCTTTTAAGGATTTAAAACCGTTATTATCCTGGTGTTTATCAATATCAACTACGAAGAAATCAACTGTTCTAACGGCAATATCGGCATTCGGGTGTTGTTCCCAAATATCGTGTATCTGACTTTCGGTTAAAGCTGGCTGATCTGCGAATTTAATGATCGGATGCTTATTAGCGACCGGCAAGACATACATTCCAGCTTTTGCGTATCTTTGTGCGTATTCTTCTTTAGAACGGTAAATCGTCATTGTCGACATCGTCTTTAGTTGTGTCTTTTATAGGTGATTCTTCTTTCGTTTCTTTGGCTGGTTCTGATTCTTCGATTTTGTCGAAGTCGTAATTACGATATGGATAATCTGGATTTTTCTTATTCGGACGAACATTCAAATTAAGCAATAGTTTTGTTCCGACTGCTGGTGTTAATTGGTCAACTATCTTATTGCCGTCAACGAACTCGGATGCTTCTAATGTGAATTTGATTCCCAAAACGTAATAAAGCTTAATTAAAGTTCTGGCGTTTTTATCAAGTGCAAAGTCTGGTACCGGTTTGCCGCTTGGTGTTTTTTCTTCAAAGCCTAATTGCATATTTTCTTTTCGGCCTGCATAATCACCGTCTAAGACTTCAAAGACAATTTTGTTGTAAGGGTTGAAATTCTGATCGGTATTAGGAATCTGATAAGCTACGCCTTCTAATGCCACTTTATAGTTGCCAGTTGGCAATCCTGAAAATGTTTGGACTTTATCCTTTGCTGGATCAAAGCTTTCTAGGTCTTTCATAATGTCTTGTAAACTCATTTTTATTTCTCCTCTTTTGCAAAGTTGTAATCAATATATTTAAGAATTTTTAGAACTCGCTCGCTTTCGATACGAGATTGTTTGTAATGCTTTCTTTGTTCGGTTACTTGTTGTAAATATCTTTCACCGATTTTTCTGGTTCTGATAACTAAATCAGAATTGCCATTAACGATGTTCTGCCATTTTTCCGGTAATGACGGTTGTGGTACTGGATTGCTGCCATCGGCATCAGTCATCGTAATTTCACGGCTGACATAAATAACGTTTAACGGCATTGTTCTAAGCCTGGTAACAAAACGCTGTAAAGCAGTCTTTTCGGTTGCGTAACCTTTGCCGTAAGGAATATCGGACAAGGCTTTAACACCGGATTCGTTACAGACAGCTTCTTCAATCAAGGCGACCACGTCATCGATAACATCGACAATCACTGTTTGATAGTCGTGTTTTTCAGTCGTAAGAGCCGTTATAATCTCGTCTAACTGGTCGGTAATATCCTTCGTGATTTTTCCATCTTTTCCGTATTCGTTTTTTAAAGAAATAAACGGATATTTATTAGCCTTGGCATTGCTGTCGGTGTTTAAAAATAATGGCGCTGGAAACAATCCGGCTAAATAACTTTTTCCGCTCATTGGTTTGCCCCAAATCATAAAATTATGAGGTTCATCAACGATGTGCGGGTTTACTTCGTTCTTAGGTAAAATCATAATAAGTGCATCGATCTAGCTTTGAAATACGCCCAGCCATGTTTATAGCCGTGTATTTTTGCGTATTCCTCTAATTGCGCTTGACTTTTTGCATCGTGCCAATCAGAGGGAACGTGTGAAGCGATCTCCGCTTTTATCTCCTTTTTAATATCTGCTAAGCGATTACGATTAACTTTCGCAAGCTTAGCGTCTTTTTTTATTTCGTATGCTTTTCCTGAATTGCCAGCATTTTCACTAGTTAATTCAGATCCGCAATACGGGCATAGATTTTTTTTGACATCTTTCTTATAGAAAGTTCCAAAACACATCGGACAAGTTTTTATAGGGTTTAAAAGTTCGCTTGAATGTTTACCACTTAAATTCCATTCTCTTTCTTCGTCTGGCAATCCAAATCGCCCAACGTTGTTAACGTGGTCTATTATTATTGCTTTTTTGTTCTCTCTTGGATTTAAACATCTCATCGAGAACTGTAAGAACAAAGCTAATGATTTTGTTGGTCTTAATTGAATAACACAATCAACATTCGGTAAATCAAGTCCTTCGGTAAATAAATCCCGATTAACCAATATGGTTAATTTCCCGTTTCGATAATCGTTTATTACTCTTTCGCGATTATTGCTTTCAGTTGAACCGTCTAACGCTTTTGCTTTGATACCTGATTTATTAAATTCTTCGGCAACTTTATAAGCTGATTCAACAGAATGCGTATAAACAATTGCTTGTTTACCAGCTGCTAATTGTTTGTAATATTTAACAGCGTCACCATAAATCGTGTGTTTCAATGCTTCATTAATTGATTTGTTAGAAAAATCTCCTTGACTTACTTTTAATTTTTCTGTATCAATTTCATTCGGTGCATAATAATCGAAATCAGCCATATAGCCTTTTTTAATAAACCAACTTACAGGCCTGCCAACAATCAAGTCATCGGCTATTTCTGTAAAACCGCCTTTGCCTGATCTCCAAGGCGTGGCAGTAAATAATAATTTAAAAGATTCATTGAAGTGATCTAATACTTTTAAATAACTTTTAGCCATGCTGTGATGACCTTCATCGACAAAGATTAATTTAGCTGGATATAGATTTTTTAAATGCTTAGCTGCTGATTGAATCATTGAAAACTGAACTAAACGCATATCGACTCGTTGTTCTTTAAACGTCTTTTCCGCTTGCTCAATTAATTCTTTTCTGTGAACCAGGAATAAAACACGATTATTTTTATCTGTAGTTCGCTTGGCAATATCGGCCATAATCATGGTCTTGCCTGTACGAGGGCGGCTGTTGAACAATAATTGATTTATGACCTTGTTTCATAGATTGAACAATCTTATTAATGGTTTCTGATTGATAGTCTCTTAATGTTCTCAACAGCCAATCACCCTCTTTCCCACATATAATTTTTCAAATGTGTGCCATGTTTAACGGCATAAGAAATTGATTGTCTGGGGA